ACGGAGAAGCAGGACATGGACAACCTCAACGAGATCTTCAGCCGCGCGACGCAGAGCGACCTCGACACGGAGCTGGCCGCCGCCGGCGAGCTGCTCCAGAAGGTCGCCGAGGATCAGGGGATCGACCTCACGCAGCTCAGCGACGACGACGTCGCGGAGCTCATGGTCGACCTGATGCCCTCCAAGCTCGCGGCCGAGGAGCCCGAGAAGGGCGAGACCAAGGAGCACGAGAAGAAGGAGACGAAGGCCGAGGAGAAGAAGGAGGACAAGGGCGAGGACAAGAAGGCGTCCATCCCCGAGGGCCTCACCTTCGCCGACGTCGCCGTCGAGCTCAGCAAGGCCGCCGCGGCCGAGGGCGTCGACCTCTCCCAGCTCTCGCGCGAGGACTACCACGCGGCGTTCGACGCGATCGCGACCCGCATGGCGTCGCCCGAGTTCGCCGTCGAGAAGCAGGCCGCCGAGGAGGCGCAGGCGAAGATCGCGGAGGCCGACGCACTCGGTCGCGTGATGGCTCGTGCGTTCATGGACGAGCAGGCGAAGGTGGCGGCGAGCCCACTTCGCGCTCTCCCCGAGGGCGCGCGTCAGGCCATCGGCAAGGCCGTGGGTGCAGTCAAGCGTCAGGGCGCCGCGGCGGTCGAGGGTGCGAAGGGTCTCCCGAAGCAGATCAGCGAGGGCGCGGCGGGGGCCAAGAAGAAGCTCGAGATGGGCATCGCGAAGCGTCTCGAAGGGCCGGCCAAGGAGCGGCTCGAGCGGTCGAAGTCGATGGTCAGCACCGGGGCGAAGGCCGTGGGCGCGACCGCGCTCGGTGGCGCCGGCTTCGCGGCCGGTCGGGCGAGCAAGGACGACGGCGGCAAGCGCAAGAAGAGCGCGGCGGAGATCGAGGCCGCGGCGCTCGAGCTCGCGCGCAACTTCCTCGCCGAGAACGGCATCGACCCGGACACGGGCAAGCAGGCGTCGGATCCCGACGTCGAGGCTCGCGCCCTCGAGATCCTCAAGGAGGCGGGCTACTCCGTCGAGTGATCACCCATGCGCGTCACCCACCACATCGACGGCTTCATCAAGGCAGCAGCCGCTGCCCTGGCGCAGCCTGCCGGTATGGGTGACGCGCAGAGGGCCTCCGAGGGGTACAATCGGCGGCGGCAGGAGTACTCCCAGCCGTCGCCCCCCGCGGAGGGCACACGCCCGGACACGACCGCAACCCAGAAGACCCTTCAACCACCGCCCGTGTGAGTGAGGCAGACATGCGAAAGTCTCTCGGAGAACTGATCAACACGGCACTGTCCGACGCGGACAGCAGCCTGAAGCTGGCGTCGGCGCGCGACGCCGCAGCCACCCCCGATCCGGGTGACTTCCTCGCCGCCGAGCTCGCGATGCCCAAGACCGCGTCCGACGACGAGGACGACTTCTCGGGCAAGGAGCGCAAGGGCGTCGAGAAGATGCTCGCCAAGCACGAGAAGCGCGAGCACGGACGAAGCTCGTCCGAGGCCAAGGAGGAGGCGAAGGAGGAGGCCAAGTCGGCCGGCCGCCAGACCGTCCTCGACACGGCCAGCTACGGGCTGAAGCTCGCCCAGGCCCTCGAGTACGGCGCCCACGTCGTCGCCAAGCTCGCGGAGGGCGGGACCACGAGCCCGCTCGACGCTCCCGGCCCGCAGGTCATGGAGAGCGGCTTCATCGGCGCCCAGACGGTGCAGCCCAAGGCGCACTCCAACGTCTCGGAGAAGATCACCGGCCCGTCGCTCTCGAACAGCGACCTGCCGACCAGCAAGGCCGACCACACCGGCAAGCTCGACGGCCAGCAGCCGCCGAACAACACCGGCAAGACGGCAGGCTTCACGCGCTCCAAGGAGGCGTCGCTCCGACTGCTCCGGGCCAAGCAGGCCCAGGCCGAGACGCTCCTGCGCATGGGGCAGACCAAGGCGGCCGAGAAGCTGCTCGCGGAGATCGAGAAGCAGGCGCAGGACCCGTCCTCGCCCCCGCCCGAGCTCCCGGCGCACAGCGACGCCTTCCGGATCTCCACGGAGCCCGGCGAGTCGAGCCAGATCCCCGACAACGCGGGGCTGATCTCGATGACCAAGGCGCAGGCCAAGGACCGCTCGGTCCGCACGGCCACCGACCACATCAGCGAGACCCCCAAGGTCGACAACGCCGTGGCGGCGCACGCCCTCGCGACGACCGGCCAGAAGGTCTCGAGCGACCCGCGCGTCGGCCGGGCGTACATCGAGCGCGCCCTCAAGGTCGCGTCGGACCCCAACGCGGATCCCGCCGAGCGCACCAAGGCCGCCGGCATCGTCGCGGCCGTCCGGGCCAAGACGACCCTCGCCACCCCGAGCCTGAGCTGAGAGGAGACCTCGATGAGCGACGACATGACCAAGGTCGCCGGGCAGGTCCCCGGCATCATGCACGAGGCGGCGCAGCACATGCGCAAGCTCTCGGAGCAGAACGTGGAGCTCGTGCAGGAGCGTGACGCCCTGATGCACGAGAACCGGATCATGAAGATCGCGCGCCGCATGGAGCAGCGCGGTCTCGAGCCCAACCTCTCCTTCGAGGAGAAGGTGGCCAAGCTCCAGGAGGTCCCCCAGGAGAAGCTGGCGGCGACCGAGCAGGCCATCGAGCTGACGGCCGGAGGCTTCCGCCTCGGCACCGTCGACCAGCAGTCCTCGGGGGGCGAGAAGCGTGCGTCCCGGGGCGAACTCTACTCGTCGGACGAGTCCGGCGGGGACGAGCTCGAAGGATTCGTGACGCAGATGAGCGCCTACGACTGAGTCTGGCAGGCAACGTCTAGGACACTAGGAAACCAGGAGGAAAAAAGTCATGTCCAGCTTCGACCGCAAGTTCGAGATCGTCCTGCCGACGCTCGATCGCCTCTCGCGCATGCCGCTCGAGGTGAACGACCTCGGTCTCATCAACCCCCAGGGAACGTCGCCGGTCCCGCTCATCGACGGGGAGCTCGTGTTCCTCTCGTCGACGGGCAAGTACATCCGCGCGACCGACCCCACCGTGCCCTCGTTCTTCGTCATCGAAGATCGCGGCGACTACGGCGTCCAGGCGTCGCGCAAGATGTCGGCCGTCATCGGTCCGCACGGCTTCGTGGCGAACACGCTCGTGTTCGACCCCGTGACCGTCACCACCCTCGGCCAGGCGCTCATGCTCGGCACCGTCAACAACGCTGCGGTCGGTTCGGTCAACCGTGCAGGTCTGGTCGCGCAGACCGGCACGAACCGCCGCCTCGGGTTCGTTCTTCGCCTCCCGGCGACGAACCGCAACCTGCTCCAGTTCATCAGCGCGATGGCCTGACCCACTCGGACAAGCCGACCCAAGAGAAGAAAGACTCAGGAGGAAAGAACCATGTCGGACGCCAAGGAGATGCTCGTCGCCCAGCTCTCCGATCCGGGTGCGAAGTCGAAGATCGCCGCCCGTTTCGGAGGGTACATCCGTGACCGCCTGCGTGAGGCGTCGTTCACCGAGCGGGTTCTCCCGCCGGAGAACGTCGACCGCTCGCAGTGCCAGGTCTCGACCAACCACGACGCCCTCGTGAAGATCGAGTACCTCGAGCCCCGCTCGCGGGCCATGGTCGTCACGTTCCGCGGCGAGCCGCGCGCGAACTTCATCCGCGGCGAGAAGGTGGAGGTCCCGTTCATCACCGTGATGAGCGAGATGTTCCAGAAGCCGGAGCAGGAGTTCCTGGCGTACGCCTTCCCGATCGGCAAGGTGATCGAGCAGAACGCCGTCCGCGACCTCGGCGAGGTCCAGGACCGGGAGTTCACGATCCACATCGAGTCGGCCGTGCAGGCCCTCCAGACGGAGGCCAACGGCGGCACCCCCACGGCGCTCAACGCCACCACGCTCGGCGCCGGCACGGTCGTCGAGTTCTCGGTGGTCAAGGGCGAGCTCGCTCGCATCGCGGCCACGAACGACGCGGTCGTGCGGCCCATGCAGCGCCCCGACATCGTGCGGCTCATCAAGCTGCTCGACGGCAACCGCCTCGAGTCGGACCAGATCCTGATGACCAGCCAGGACTGGGACGACATCCTCCAGTGGACCGTCGAGGACCAGGGCGACAAGATCCAGTCGGAGACGGTCGTCAACGGCTACAAGTACAACATGCTCCTCGGCAAGCGGTACGTCCGCACGATCAAGACGGACATCCTCCG